GTACAGAGATGGTGTATGCCGAATCTGCCTTCATAGTTCCGATGATGAGGACTTATGAGTACAGCGTGTTTGACACAGAGGAGAACACTTTCTCCTGTAAGTCAGTGCAACGTAAGAAGATGTCTGACTCATTCCCTGACAAACTAGGGACGATGAAGTGTGGACGACTGACACGTTCAGAAGAGGGGGAACTATCGGATGATGACCCTCAACTGCTTTTGAGTAAGTCAGTAACATGCAACGTGATACTATATGGTCAGGTCAGTATGCCTGATGCTAAGAACGCTCAAGGTAAGAAGACTCCTGTGAAGGACTTACCATTTATATCTTATTTTAAACGTTCAGGGTTTAGACCTATCAACGACTTTATAAACCAGAAGCTTGGAAACAAGATTCCCTTGCCGACTGCCTATATAGAGTTGAAGACCAAACGTATGGCAAATGGTGGGGTGACCTACTGGATACCACAACCAGAGTTGGTGAGGGAGATACCGTTCACCGTGGAAGCTAAAGAACTATTACAGAGTTTCCACGATGGTGTATCTGCTTCTAACCAGAAGGTACTACAAGAGCATAGAGACGCTCTTAAACTTGTTCCAACAGACGAGGACGTTGACTTAGCCCAACGCTTTGGCTAATGCTAGCCCTGTTTGAAGTACAGGACTTTTTAAAACGCGCAGGGCGAGGAGAGGTAGACTCTTCTCGTCTTGAGCATTTAATAGAGCAGTTTGGTGAGGACTGCAAAGAGTCTCTTAGAAAACAACTATCTCGCAAAGAAGGCTACCGAATACGTATGTCGGGGCTTGGTCGTCCCCTATGTCAGCAGAAGCTAGAGCAACAGGGTAACAAGCAGGAGATGGGGTATAACGACATCATGCGTTTCCTCATGGGCGACCTCATTGAAGCTGTTGCTGTGTTTGTTCTCAAGTCTGCGGATGTCAAAGTTGTGGATACTCAACGAGCGTGTGAACTCGACATAAACGGCACAGTAGTTAAGGGTACTCTAGACCTCATTATGAATGATGGGGTAGATAAGGTTTGGGATATCAAGTCTACAAGCCCGTGGTCGTATGATAACAAGTTTGCCAACCGTGGTGGCTATGATGTCATAAAAGAGGACGACCCATTCGGATACATCATGCAGGGCTTTCTATATGCAGAAGCGCAGGGTATGCCGTTTGGTGGGTGGATAGCTATAAATAAATCGTCGGGAGAGTGGGCTTTCGCTGAAGCTCCCGAAGACCAAGAAGAGGACAGGAAACAGTACATTGCTGACGCTAAGGAGCGCGTACGTAGCCTGTTAGAAGACAAAGGGTTCAAGATACCCTTCACACCTGAAGACGAGACTTACACCGTCTCAAAACAGAAAGTTAAGACGGGCAACAAACTAATGCCCAAGACTTGTACCTTCTGTTCGTTTAAGAGTATATGTTGGAAGAATGCAGAATACTTACCTAAGGTTACGTCTAAGGCTAAGTTTCCACCTATGGCATGGTATACAAAAGTTGAGGCACGGAAAGTTTAATGCCTGTATTCTACACAGAGACGTATCCTATTAAGGCTATGAAACTTAATCCACACCTGATGTGTGTGTTTGTTGAGAGCCATGAGCGTAGAGGGGGCGACCCTGCTACTGTTCAAATTAGGGAATCTGATAGGTCACTACCCTTCACACTGAGAAACAACTTCTCTAACAAGGGCTACCTAGTTTCCGACACAGAGGTTAGGGATATTATGAAGATAGAAAATGAAGTACAGGTGATTATGTACAAACTTAGAATGGGGGTTACCATATGTCTTCCGACGTTGCGGTTAAACGACGAGCTAAACAATTTAGAAAAACACACCCCAAAAGTAGAACGATATCTCTTAAAAAGGCTGAACATAATGAAACAGGGATATCCCCTGCTAGGATAATGAGAAAAACAAAATACAGGTCTATGTTTGAAATAGGCATAGCTAAATATTTATCGCAGAGAAAAATCGGGTTTGAGTACGAGAAAAAGAAACTACCGTACATACCAAAACCCCGTGTGTATACTCCTGACTTCTATCTTATAGACCAAGATATCTACATAGAGGCGAAGGGGCATTTTGATAAGGGAGATAGGGTTAAGATGTTGTTGATTAAACAGCAGTACCCCGACTTAGATATCCGTATAGTTTTCTTAAATGCTAGAAATAAAATTTATAGGGGTAGCAAGACCACGTATGGTATGTGGGCAACTAAGTATGAGTTTCCGTGGGCAGAGGGTGCTATCCCAGAGGAGTGGTTTAAGAATGTCAACAGATGAAATGGATAGAAAATTAGAGGTTGCAAGTCTATTAGGTGGACGCTATTATCTTATACTCAATAATAACGATTCAGATAGTTTTACTATGGCGGCATATGATACCAACTCACCCGAAGATGATGAACCAGAAGTTCCTGCAGGTATGATAATACTATCAGGAATCATAGAACTTATGGAGAATAGTTTTGATACTATCTGGGATGCTGGGGTAGCACGTACTAGGTTTATGGCTGCAATAGATAATATACAGATAGAGTTAGATGACGAAGAAGTGGATGAGGCTGTAGATAAGGTTATGTCTAGAACTGGAAATATAGTTAAGGTAGATTTTGGTAAGGAACAATAATGCAAGAATCACATTATCAATACATGAAAAGAAAAATGCAAGCAGACCAACAATCAGATGTAGTTAAAAACCCCAAGCATTATGAACAGTATGAGTTTGAACCCGTATCGTTTATAATGAAGAACGAGCTATCCTTCTGGATGGGCAACGTTATAAAGTACGTTATGCGTGCAGGAATTAAGGACGACACGGATGAGGTACAAGATTTGAAGAAAGCGATAAGATATATAGAAATGCGTATCAATCAACTGGAAGGAAGAGAACCCAATGAATAATATGTTACCAAGCACATATCAGCAGTTTATACATAAGTCCCGCTATGCTCGTTGGATGGATGATAGGCAACGCAGAGAGAACTGGGGTGAGACAGTAGAACGGTATGTAGATTTTATGGACGGACACACAAGCACAAGACATAATTTTACGTTGCCTCAGAAGGACAGGGAAGATATACTAGAGGGTATTCTTAATTTAGATGTCATGCCTTCTATGAGGGCAATGATGACAGCAGGGACTGCCCTATCTCGTGATAACATTTGTGGATATAATTGTTCTTATATTCCTGTTGATAGTCCTCGTTCTTTTGATGAGTGTATGTATATACTTATGTGTGGAACAGGAGTAGGCTTCAGCGTAGAACGTGAGAACGTCGATAAGCTACCTATAATTAGTGATACTTTCAATAATTCATATACTGTGATACAGGTTGCAGACAGTAAACCCGGCTGGGCAAAAGCTTTTAAAGAATTCATTGCACTATTATATGCAGGGGAAGTTCCTGTGTGGGATGTCTCTCAGGTCAGAGAAGCGGGTTCTCGCTTGAAGGTTATGGGGGGTAGAGCCTCAGGACCGCAACCATTGGTTGACTTGTTTAGGTTCTGTATAGAGGTATTTACAAAGGCAAAGGGTAGAAGATTATATCCTATCGAATGCCACGACATTATGTGTAAAGTGGGTGAGGTTGTGGTTGTTGGGGGTGTGCGTAGGTCAGCCCTAATCAGTCTGTCAAATCTAAACGATGACCAGATGGCTCATGCTAAAGCAGGACAGTGGTGGGATAACGAACCGCAACGCGCTCTATCTAATAACTCTGTTGCCTATAAGGGCAAGCCAGAGATAGGCACGTTCATGCGTGAGTGGTTAGCCCTGTATAATAGTAAGTCAGGTGAGCGTGGCATCTTCAATCGTGATGCGGCAGATAAACAAGTTGCGAAGAATGGCAGACGTGAGACAGGACACATGTGGGGAACTAACCCATGTTCGGAGATTATCCTACGTCCGTATCAGTTCTGCAATCTATCGGAAGTGGTTGTGCGCGAGAGTGATGACCTCAAGAGCCTAAAACGTAAAGTTCGTCTGGCTACTATTCTAGGAACACTTCAATCAACTCTTACAGATTTTAAATATCTAAGGAAAGTATGGAAAGACAACACAGAAGAAGAACGTTTATTAGGAGTATCCTTAACTGGTATCATGGACCATCCCGTTCTGTCGAAGAACGTGGACAGCGCAAAGTGGTTGCGCGAGATGAGAGACGAAGCGGTAGC